GCTCAGCCACCTTTCCTAACCAGTATTTATTAATATTATATGCTATGTTAATTTATTACTGATAAATAAACTGATGTACACAAAACACATAAACAATATCCATGTAGAAGTCACAGATAGATGTAATGCAGAGTGTCCAGTTTGTCCAAGATCGCAGAGCGGCGGTGAAACATTTCCTTATGTAAAGGACCATGAATTATCTGTAGAATATTTTAAATTGATTGGTTATGAGTTTTTATCACAAATAGAATTTTGGAACTTTTGTGGGGTAAAAGGAGATCCTGCATCAGCACAAGATTTATTTGAAATATTTGACTATATACTAGAATGTAATCCTGACACAGAAATTGTTGTTAGGACTAACGGTGGTGCCAGAAATGAAAAGTTTTGGAGTCGCATAGGTCAACTTTTTAAAGATACAAATTGTAGAATTATTTGGAGTGTAGATGGTTGGGAGGACACGAATCACATATATAGAAAAAATGTAAAATGGACCAAACTATATAATAATATGATGTCCTATATAGAAACAGGAGCAGAGTCTTTATGGGAATTTAATATTTTTGCTCATAATGAAAAGGATATCCCTATTATTAAAAAATTCTGTCATCAATATGATATTGAGTTTAGGCAACGAGAACCTTTCGGTTTTAAAAGAGTTGAAAGGAATCCAAAATACGATAAAGAAGAAGATGCAGTAAGTAGGTTAAACAATAATAACCTAGTTGATATTAAAACTATTCCTGTATATGAAAAAACAGGAGATGGACTTACATCTAAACTTGCATATACTATAAAACCTGCTGGAATCCCTGAAGATAGAATACTTGATACTCACCCTAATATAACTAGTGTTAAAAATTATATACCTGGTGTGTACGACATAAATGCTTATACATCATTAAAAGGCACTAAAGAAATAGTTGCCTGCCAATCTTTAAGAGGTCAAAGCCAAGAAATATATTTAGACTCTAACGGTATGATATTTCCATGTTGCTATACTGCTGGAAAATTTCATATGGGAGACGAACAATTAAATAGCATGTATAGACCGTATAAGAAAAATTTAAAAGTTACAGAATCTAATACTATATACGATGTATTAAACTTAGACCTATTTAAAAAAGTAATGCCAGACGGAATGAAAGGTAGTTTAGACGACAACATAGGCTACTGTGTTACATGTGTACAACATTGCAAGGCATTTTAAGTTTTTAAAAACCGATAAATAGTAGCATGCCAAGATTAAGTTTATGGAACCCAACTAAAACAAACGATTACAGTTTCGTAGACAGAATTGTGGGTGAACATATCTACGCAGGTGGTACAGGCGTACATATTCACAAATATATGGGTATTCAAGACACACCAGATGGCAATGACCCAACAAGACCAAGCAGTGGCTCTGGAAATAATAACGAAGTTTTTATACAAGACTTGTTATTTTTAGAAAACAGAGACAGAAAGTATGATGAAAATATTTATGAGCTACGTGGTCAATATAATCTAGGTGACAATGACAGTTTTGACTTAACTCAATTCGGCATGTTCCTAGCAAATGATACATTATTCATGAACTTTCATACAGAAAGTATGGTAGACGCTGTAGGCAGAAGACTTATGCCAGGCGATGTACTTGAACTTCCACATTTAAGAGACGATTTACTTTTAGGTAGTGATGAAGCAATAAACAGATTTTATGTAGTTACTGATGCTACAAGGCCTGCAGAAGGATATGACCCACGTTGGTGGTCACATTTATGGAGAGTTAAGTTAGGCCCAATTACAGATTCACAAGAGTACAGAGATATACTTGGAAGTGGTGAGGAAGAGGGGGACTTAAGAAACTTAATAAGCACATACGCAAATGAAATTAAAATTAGTGATGCTATTTTAGAACAAGCAGAAAAAGATGTTCCTTTTGACCCTCAATATAGAAAAACAGGACATTTATATTTTGACGATTCTGTACCAAACAAGCCGGCTCCCGGATTAGATTTTGGTGGTGCTGATGGTAGTACACCAAATGGTTCAAATATTGTTGGTAGCGGAGCAACGTTCCCAACATCTGGAACTTCAGACGGTGACTTCTTCTTAAGAACTGACTTTAGCCCAAATAGACTTTTTAAAAAATCTGGAACACGTTGGTTAAATGTTGGTTCAGATATGACAGGTTCATGGAGTGCCGCAAATAGAATTCTAAAAGGATTTATAAACAACGAGTCCTCATACATAGACGACAGTGGTAACAAAGTAAATGAAAAAGTTGGGTTAAGTAAAGTTGTGAAGCCTAAAACGGATAATTAAAATGAAATTTAAAGAAATTAAAAATTTACAAGAAAATAAACAAGCAATAGACAAACTAGAAGATAAATTATTTAATCTAGAGTCTGCTTTAGACTCCGCTAGGGCAATTACTAAAACTATAAAATATGCTGATATGCATGTTGAGATTATATCCAAATTGAGCGGACTTGCAGAAGAACATGGTTTAGAACTAGATGAATATCAAGAGCGACAAGTATATGAGGCAAAGAATAAACTTGAAAGTGAAATATATCAATTAGAAGAAGTATTTGAAGATAGAATTAGAGCTATAAAAAATAAAATAGACGAGTTAGAAGAAAACTAAAATGGCAGGTAAAAATTTAGATTACTGGTACGACGAACAGATTAAAAGATATCTGATGCAAATAATCAGAATTTTTTCTAATTTTCAAACTAGGGAATATACAAAGAACGGTGTAAAATATAATAGAGTTCCTGCACGTTATGGTGATATGAGTAGAATGGTTGCTAGTATTTTGCGTAATGGATCAGAAAATATAATTAATAGTGCTCCTTTTATAAGTGTCACAATACAAAGTCTTCAACCAGCAAGAGATAGAACACATGAACCTTTTCTAGTTGACACCACTCAGGTTGCAGAAAGAGAGTTTAATCAAGAAACACAAGCATACGAAAATACCCAAGGAAACTTATATACTACACAAAGATATATGCCAGTACCATATAATTTAACAATTTCTATGGACTTATGGTCTAATAATACAGACACTAAACTGCAAGTATTAGAACAAATTTTTGTGCTTTTTAACCCTAGTATCCAATTACAATCAAATAGTAATCCATTAGACTGGACTAGTGTATTTGAAGTAGAGCTTACCGACATAGTTTGGAGTAACAGAAGTGTTCCTGCAGGTGTAGACGAGCAAATAGATATCTCTACTCTTACATTCACTTGTCCTATATGGATTAGTCCACCAGCAAAAGTTAAAAAGCAATCTATTATTCAAAGAATAATAGCAAACATACATAGTGTAAGTAGTATATCAGATTTAGGCTATGATGAAGACTATGCAGACTTTTTTGGAGATATTCAGGATACAGCGGAAGTTGTTGTTACGCCTGGAATGTATAGTGTTCGTGTAAGTGGTGCTTCAGCAGTTTTATTAAATGAACAAGGCGTTCCTGTTCCTTGGACTGATCTTACAGATATGCAAGGCGATATAAGATCAACAAGTTTACTTAAATTAAATACAAGCAACGATACAAATAATTTTTTAGGAGAAGTAATAGGTACTATTAGTGTAGATACAACGACACCATCTAATATTATATTTAATTTAGATTCAGATACTCTACCTACAGATACTATAAATGATGTTAATAAAATTATTGACCCAAGAGAAAATTATCCAGGAGACGGTACACTTGAAGCGGCGGCTAATGGACAAAGATATCTTATAACTGAAACAATATCAGCATCAGGCTATTCAAACTGGAATATAGATGCTAATACAAATGACATAATAGAATTTAATGGTAGTGCATGGGTAGTTTCATTCAATTCAGAGTCTCAATCTGGAAATACGCATTACACTAAAAATATTTTTACATCCAAACAATATCAATGGACCGGAACTCAATGGATAAGTAGTTACGAAGGCGAATATAAACCAGGATATTGGAGAATCATTTTATAAATGAGTACTACGGCGGCAGGAGTTGTATTCCTAGCCAAAGACACAGGAAGATGTATGTTGCAATTAAGAGAAGGCAACAAGCGATTTAATCATACCTGGGGTTTTTGGGGAGGAATAATAGAAAAAAATGAATCTCCTTATGAATGCATAAAAAGAGAATTACAAGAGGAAATTGGGTTTGTTCCTGAAATGCAAAAGTTAAATCCAATAGATGTATATCAAAGTAAAGATAAAAACTTCTTTTATTATAGTTTTGTATATGTTGTAGATAATGAATTTCAACCACCAAAGTTAAACGGAGAAAGTGCCGGATATGCCTGGGTAGACATAGGGCAATGGCCTAAACCACTTCATAACGGCTCTAAAATTACATTATATAAAAATGGTGGTACACAAAAACTGCATACTATTCTAGAAATAAATTCCTGATAAATATTTCGTATGAGCAAAGGCGAAATAATCGATTTTGTAATTTTGCGGATAACAACCGAACTAGATAAGTTTCAAAGAACAACTACAATTCCACATACACTACTAGAAGGTGCTATAGAAATAGACGAAATAAAAGATATCTATTATGAGCAGTTATCTCCAAAATATCAAA